GTCTAGTACAGTAACTCCCTACATGCTTGCCCTCAGCAAGCAGGGCCCATCTTGAATGTCGACATGATGTTTATTCACAGATGGGGTGATTTGCGCCTTGCAATGGGCGTCGGTCTAGTACAGTAACCGACTTCTCTGGCGCGCCCAGGTTGGCTTCTGAGTGTCTTTCGTCCAAAACCAAATGGACGCATCAGTTGGCACTCAATTCGCCTGTGAGGCTCCAACTCACTTCTTGTCCTTTCCTTTCTTACTCTTCTTCCCTTTTCCCCCATTTTGCTTCGGGGCATTGTCCTTCTTGCCACCCTTACTTCCATCGGGGCGGCCCGCACCCTTTGTGACCTTCATCACAACGAGCGCTGGAGCACGCACCTTCGGCAAAGAATTGAGCACTTTCTTGGTAATCTGAGAAATGTGTTTCGGGTTCTCAAAGAAAGTGCCCATCTTCACCAAAGCCAACTGGGCCTCATGATATGCCTCAAGAGGTAGACTGGAATAGCCCAAGTTGAACAACATTGAAGAGCTTCGGAACTCCAAGTGGTAATCGAGGGTGATGGCCAATTGTGTAGCACTAGTGGCATCAAGGTCGGAAAACCGCATGTGTTGGTAGTAGCCGAAGCCTTCAATGTGGAAGAGAGGAAATGGCTTGCTCGCAATGGCGGAGAGGCTGACGCAATCACGGAAAGTGTCAGACTCAGCGCTGGGCAACGAGAAGGCGTAAAGCCCATCCTCCAGCTTACCGAAGTACTTCTCTTGCGGGTGAAGCGATGTCAGAACGCCGAAACTGAATGACGGGTCATACGGATAACCCGAAGAGACATTCAATCGTCCGGCCTGCACCGTACCCTCCTTCTGCAAAACAGCAGTGACATTGCTGAACAAAACTGCGGCAGCGGTACAACGGGTGCTGTAGTATGGTGTGACAGAGTTCTGAATCTCCGGCACCGGAAACAATGGAAAGAACGAAGCCACGATGGGCGCGTTGGGCGCATTAAAGCTCCCTCCTCCAAAGAAACCGATGTTGACGTAGGTCAGATTACCCGCCACAGTGGGGGCCGCTGTGAAGCGGAGAGCCACGGGTCTCACCCATGCATTCGCATTGATGGACAAACCGTTGCCAAAGACACCAGATCCGGTCAACATGATGGAGAGACGCTCCGAGGAGTCATCGGTGCCATAATAGCACTCGAGATCCATCTCCCATGTTGTGAACGTGGCCGTAGAGTTCAACGTGGCCTGGAAGAGCACGTTGGCGGGGATGTACATGTACGGTAAACCGTCCTTGCCATATCCCACAGGCGTCACTGCGGCCCAATCTGGCCCACCAACACCAACTCCCTGGGGGGTCCCAAAGACGCCGGCGTTGATAGGCATCGAAGTGGTCGTCGTCAAAATCGTGGAAGCAGTATAGTTCCAGGAACAGTAGACGGCGGCATTCGAAGTGCTTGGCTGATAAGTCCCCCATAGCGGATGGACGGGCGAGCGGAACAGCATGGCGTCAAAATAACCTGCAGCTCCAACCTTCAGCGTACGGGTCTGCTGAAGGTGAAGCACTGCTGAACGCTCGAGGCTCGGATAAGTAGGAATGCGTATCGGGCGGTGCTCTTGCGGAATGGCAATCGCCTTCGCAATGTCAGACACCCCAGAGGTGGCATTTCGGACTTTTGTAAGTGGCATCTCGGCAGTGGTTGTGCTGAAACACAAAGAAGCCAGCCAAAACGGTTCAGAGATCATCTACCAGCAAACTGGCGTCCACTGTCAATAGACGCACAATTGCAGGAAGCCGGTCGATCCTCTCCACCGTCTCCACGTCAGCAGCCATAGCCCTCGGTACAAGCCCCTGCTCTCGATAGCGTTTGCACATCCAGACCATAGTTGAGTAATCATAGGGAGGAGTGGCGCTCGAGCGCGCTGACCATACCCGATTCTCATCCACAGCTTGGCGTGTAATCTTGCCGCCATCAAGCAAGGTGCAGACACGATTGGCAATTTCGGACAACACTGGCACGCACTGATACAGTGCCAGCTGTTTGGCAACACCAAGCGTCCAAGCGGGCAGGTTACCTTTCGGATCCGCCTGCCAGAACGCCTTGTATAACCGTCTCCCAATCGTCGGCCCCCAGTAAAGGTCTCCGGCAACGGGATAAGGCATCATGCCAAGGAAGGTGACATCGCAGAGTTCCTCGCTAGAGAAACACTTTGCGACCAAACCAAACCTCCGAATCTTGCCCTCGATAGCACCCACTAGGGGCCGCACGTCGAAGGAGCACGCGACTAGGCTGTCATCGCCCACGACAGCAATGCTGAATTGCCTTGAGGCCCACAACACGTCTGCCTCTTCGAGAGACTCAATACTCTTGCCAGCCAACACAGCTGTGAATGAAAGTGCCAAGACTATTCCATTCACCAGTGCATTAGCGAGAGCAGTATCATCTCGTCCAGAGGCGTTCATGATGGGCGCAAAATATTCAAGCTTTGCGTCGTCACGATGGGAACGCACCTTCCCGTGAGGCTTCCGCCACGCATTGAGCGCTTTCCACAAAGACTCGGGCGCTTCGGGATAGATCTGCTGGTAAAACCGTTCGATCATCCGCCAAGTGTGTGCGCTGTACGTGGAGTCGAAGCTGGAATAGTCGGACCAGAACCAGGAGGTTGCTCCTCGGTGCTTGTTCAACCACTTATCCAGCTTCTCGGGACTCACAGATGCGTAAAACAGCCAGTGCTCCCACGACCAAGTCTCTTTGAGGCGCTGCACCAATGGCTTCAGGTAGGGCCCTGCGTCCAAATGGGTCTCATCGTGGGGCGCCTGAATCAGGCGGGCCACATATTCAACCTGGAACACAGAATAGTCTCCATCAGCCACGCCGAAGTACGGCAAGAGCTCCGTTTTCACGAATGCCTTGATGATTTCGTACTCCGGACTGTCCTCACCAAGCTCCTCTCGTGCCTTGAAGGCCCGAACCAACTGCTTGCGCCGCCGAGACGGCATCGTGCAGATCCATTCCCACACTTGCATGGGGATTGGTGGTTGGGTCAAGAAGGCGCCGAGGAGCACCGAACGGAGGTAGTGTGCGCGTTCATAGCACTGGGGCACTACCACCGACGGAATTGCGGCAAAGACACGGTACAGCACAGCCTCTCCGAGGACCCGAAGGCCGCGGCTGCTGACAAAAGGGATCGCGCCACTCAGACCAACCCCTCCAAGCCGCGGGCCACGGCTCTCATGGGGTTGGAGCTCAGAGAGCTCGCATCTGGGTGGCACAATCGAAAAACCGACGGGTTGGCCAACGTGGTCTTCCCCAGTTTCAAAGGGGGGTGTCGTGTGGTGCACTCAACTACACCAGGATAAACCACCCCCCCGTAGGGAACCACATGTAGCCCCTCGCGGACCGCTCTCGCAGCCCTCGTCGGGTTTGCGACGCAACCACACATCCGGCCATGCATTCGCTTCCCAGGGAGCTTCCCGCCACAAGAGTAGCAGTCGCCCCAAGCGAAATAGGTCCCAGAGCCCCTCCCGAGCTTGGTACCAGTGGCCAGACCAAATGGTCGCCCGCGCAACGTCGCCTCTTGCTGGACGGCATACAATGCCGCCCGGTTGGCTCGAGGCGCCGCCTCACCCCAATCGGCAAGCTGTGCTTCACGACGGATCGTCGTGAGAGTGGGTAGTAACTCAGGCGGGGCATTCCCCATCCACTGAGTCCACTCTGCTTGGCACACAGTTCTATCGGTTAGCCTTTCAGCACTACCAGGATAGACTTGCCCCTTTGGGGTGGCTGCCCAGCTCCAAACCTTGGAGCAGAGTTTGTTGCGCAAGAACGAGGCTGCGTCGTGGAGGACACTCTCAACAGGAGTAAACTCAACAGCCACGCTTAACTTGAGGAGCGGGACACCATAGGCGAGAACGGTCTCAGCCCGATAGTGCGTGGTCCCCACAAGCACAACATCCCCAGGCAGGAAATGTTGGTCCACCATCGACCCCGAAAGGTCTGAGATGGACCTGCTACCAACCCTCTCCACAGAATTGCCCGGTGGTAGAGGGTAGTAGAGAACCGTATCAGCAAAGACGCAGGCCAGATTAAGGCTAGCGCTTACCACCTCCGGATCCTGTCGGAAGTAGCCTTGCTGATCGGTGTTTGGGGGGCGCGTGGAGGGCCACCAGCCTCCGCGCCATTCCCAGCCATCCGGCGGCGCCCACACACCCTCGTACCTTGGTGGTCGGGGTGGGATTGGCGCTTCGGGTGGCGGTGGCTCACAGATCGGCGCGAGCTCAGGCGTGCAGATGCTGGCCCATAGAATCCTTGTCAAAGGATATGAGTCCAACAACCTGCCCGCCTTGACCAATACTTCGAGGTGGGGAAAGGCCTCCTCCTCTTCAAGAATGGTCATCTCTTGGCCGATTTGCCCCAAAGTAGGGGCGGGTCCCTGTTCCAAGGGACCCCGCGGCGGCTCTGTGATGCACACCGCCGTAGAGGAGCTGGAGCTGGATTCCTCCACTTCTGGAGGCTTGACTACCTGCTTCCCCTTTTCTTCCGCCGTTGCTTGCACAACAGGCGGATCTCCCACAGTGTCCTCGGCCTCTTTAGGCTCAAAGAACAACTCGGCATCCCGGTTGGGGTTGCACAATGGCAAGCAATGCCATTCGTGTGCAACGTTCAACTCTGGTGGAACAAGTAGGAAAGACCAAAAGTTCTGTACCTGCCTGTTCGAGTTGAAGGTCTGGGGTTGCGCGAGTTTCCAGACGCCGTCCGCCACCTGATCTAAATGATACACCCTGATCAAGGTTTGGAACACCCTACTGAGCTTGAGCCACGTTGACTCAACTGTTCGGACGTCTAGGGTGCCCCAGCTTGGAAAGCTCTTGGTGTAAGCCTGAACTTTCGCAACGCTGTTGCAGTGGGAGATACTGGCATAAAAGGCACACGCACCGTCGGCGCCGCACCGCTTGGTCGCATCGACCAAAGCCTTCGCAGTCTCCGGGTCACGGAGAGCGCATTCGGGCTGAGAGTCGAAAATGGCGAACTCACGGTGGCAGGACCAGACGTGGTCATAGGCCACATTTGCCAGGCCTCGCGGGGGCTTCTGCTTCCCCGCGGCGGAAGGTCCTTTCCGCTGGGCCCAGGTTTTAGCTTTCTGAGCGTTCCCGGGGACGCTCGCTCCTTTAGTCTCGCCCTGAGCTGGGGCAACCGGCTGCTCATTCACGCCGGAAGAAACCTGGCTTCTCCCTCCAGGTGGCTGGCCCGGGCGCGCAGGACGCGCACGGGCCAGTGAAGACTTGGTCATGGAACCAAGGATTAACCCGGTCTGATTCCGCCTGGTCGGGTCATGTCCAGGCGACGCCATCCAGATTAGGCATTATCCTCAACATCAGAATTGAATGAGATGGGTATATGCAGGCAGCACTGAAGCACGCACAGCAGAAACTACTTGCCTCACCAATAATGACTCAGAGGAAGCCATCCTGGAGGACAGGCCAACCCCTATCGGCCCTCAAGATATATCAGTACGGCGCGGTGCCGTCTGACTCAGTGGGTGTGTACGACACACAGGAACCCGATTCAAACCAAACTCCGTTTGCACCCAGAAGGGCGCGGCCAGACAAAGCCAGAGGAAGGAGTAGTGCCCAAAAGAATTGGACCCATCGGTTGGAGTGGGATCAGTGATGACAGGCCAGAGACAACCCGCATCCGCCCCCACAACCCTGTTGGCACGTATGCACAAAGGCCGGTGACCAGCCATTGCACCTGAGGTGCCACCCAAAGGGGTACTTTGCCATTTTCTCTTCCGATCAGTTGGCATTCTGGCAAAAC